ATGTCGCTCGATCTGGTCTCACAGGTCAAAAGCATCATGCATTTTGTGGAAGAAACGTGCCCTGGCCTTCCGCTCCATGTGGAAAAGAGCGGGGCGGTCTCCGCAGCCCCTGCCCTCTTGGTGGAGCATGTGCGCTCACAGGCCGCTCCGATGACGGCGACGGCCGTGCAGGACTCGTCGTGGTGGAAGATCACCTTTTTCACGCCCGACTACTGGGCGGGCAAACGGGTGGCAGGCGCGCTGAAAGACGCCTTGCAGCAAGAGCGCGAGGTGCCGGCGCGGCTGTTCGATTACAGCCACCCCGCCCCGGCAGCCGAAGCGGCGGCGACGGGCCGATTGCCCGCCGGCGTCTACCGCGTGCAGGTCAGCGGCGTCGGCCGCGACGGGGCGGAGAGCATGCCGTCCGCGCCGGTCGATGTGACGCTGGCCGAACCGGGCAGCATCCGGCTGGTCATCCCGCGCCTCGAGCACGGCATCGGCGTCTTTCGCAGCTACTGCGTCTATCTTGGCGGCAGGCTGGCGCTTGTGGCCGAGCAGGATGCGCTGGGCAACACCGTCTGCGCGGTGGACGAGCTGCCCGCACCTGACGCGGCCGCCCCGGTCGAGACGTCTGCCGTTCTGGAGCGCTACTTCTATGTAGAAGACGTGCAGAGCGTCACGTTCGGCGAGCGCGGCGAGCACGGCCTGTTCGAAGGCATCGTGCGGCTGAAGACGCGGCTGACCGTGCCGAAGCGGGCGGAATTCGCTGAAAAAGTGCTTCAAGTTTCGGCGGCGCTAGCGGCTACTAAGTAGGGAGGTGAGAGGAATGGAAGACATCAACGAAATCCCGGAGCAGAGCCGCGAAGCGGTGTTTCAGCTCCAAGCGATCCTGGAGGCCGATTCGTACGAGGTGCTGAACGTTGCTCCGTACGTGTTGAGAGGCGCGGTCGTCCGCGCCGGGCTGTCGGCGAACGATCTCGTGACCATGACCCAAATCAAGCAGGCGATTCAAGCATTTTTGCAGGCTCCGGCAAAGTAAAACGGAGCGATAACTCTCGGAGGTGAAGGTAAGATGGCAGGAGGAAAATGGACGATTCTCGATACTCTCGATCCGTCTCAACGTTCTGGTTTCTATATTAACTTTGTAGCAGATGCAGCAGCAGGTGTGCAGGCAGGCGTGCAAGGCGTCGTGGCGATCCCGGTCACTGCGCCGTGGGGTCCGGAAGGCCAGCTGGTGAAGATCACGTCCGATCTGGAATTTGCAGCGGCGTTCTCCCGTCTGGAGGAAGGCTCGGCGAAGAATCTCGTGCTGCAAGCGCTGAAAGGCGGCGCCAGCACCGTTCTGGCCTACCGCATGGCGGTCGGCGCAAAAGCTGCGACCGCGACCTTGAAGGCGGGCGCGACCGATGCGGTCAAAGCGACTGCCGTCTACACCGGCGCATACGGCAACGAGCTGACCGTCTCGGTCACCGATGCGGTGGCAGGCGCGAAAGAATTCAAGATCTTCGACGGTGCGAAAGTGCTGGAGAAATTCAGCTTTGACGGCACTGCGACCGGCCTGATCGCAGCGGTGAACGGCCAGTCCCACTACGTGGAGCTGACCAAGCTTGCCGACGGCACGTTCACCACGGCGGTCAACGAGCCGCTGACGGGCGGTGCATCCGGTCAGGCGGTGACCAACGCCGAGTATTCGGACGCGCTTGCCGTGCTCGAAGGCCATGCGTATGAATTCAACATTTTGACGATCGGTTCCGGCGAGGGCGACCTGCAGGAGACGGCAGCCGAATTCATCCGCCGACTGCGCGGCGAAGGCCACTTTGTGCAGCTCGTGCTCGGTCACAGCGCCAATGGCGATTTTGACGGTGCGAAAGCGGCAGCGCTCGGCCTGAACCACGAAGGCATCGTCTACCACAACATCGGCGTCAAGCTGGGCGGCAAGACCCTGACCCCGGCCGAGTTCTCCGGCCGCATCGCCGGCATGATCGCCGGTGCCGGCCCGGATGCCTCGATCACCTATGCGCTGATCGGCGGCATCGACGGCCTGGCCAACCTGCTCAACCACAACCAAATCCGCGAAGCCAACAAAGCGGGTCTGGTCGCCGCCTTCTACGACGGTGAGACCTACCGCATCGAAAAAGGCATCAACACGCTGACGTCCTACTCCGGCACGCAGCATGAAGGCTATTCCAAGATCAAGAACATCTCCGTCCTCGATGCGATCGGCAACGCCCTGACCATCTCGGCGAACAAAAACTACATCGGCAAAGTGCTCAACGACGAAGTCGGCCGCGATGCGCTGCTCGGCGCGATCCGCGCGGCGTTCGACATCTTTGAGCAGGGCCGCCTGATCCAAAAAGGCTCGCTGGTCGGCCTCGACCCGACCCGTCCGTCGGTCGGCGACCAAGTCTTCCTCGACCTGCGCGTCACTCCGATCGACGCGATGGAAGAAATCTATACAACGATCCGAGTGGGCCGCTAACGCGGTCCGCTCTCATTTCAGGAGGGTGATTCCACATGGCGATGAACGCAGGCTACGCGATTAACGGTTCCTTCGGCACCTTGTACGAAGGCGATACCTTTATGGCGAATTGCAAAAAAGTAGAAGCAAAAGTAACGATCGACAAAGAGGAGCTCAAGCTCTCCTCGACCCGCCGCACCGGCTACAAATCGAAAGGCGTCAAAGGCGAAGGCACGATCGGCCTGTACAAAGTCGACTCCAAGTTCCTCGAGCGCGTCACCTCCTACATGAGCAACGAGCGCTCCGTGCAGTTCGTCGGCCAGCTCCTCGTCGTGCTCGACGATCCGGAGTCTCTGGGCGTGGAGAAAGTGCTGCTCAAGAACGTCAAGTTCTGGGAAGTCAACTTCGGCTGGACGCTCGACTCGATCCTCGAAGAAGAGATTCCGTTCACCTTCGAAGACATCCAGATCTCGTCGGCGATCAAAGGCGACGCGACGAAAGCCCGTTAAGTTTTGAGCATCGCGTGACTATATAGAGGCTGGGAAGGGAATTTCGGTTCCCGCCCAGCCATTATTTTTCTAGGAGGCCACTAGCCATGAAAAAAGAAGAAACGAAATCCCTCGCCATGACCCAAGATCTGTACGTCGACCCGCTCGAAGCGCTGCTGTCTGTCGATGCGGACAAGTCCCCGGAAGACGATGTGTACTTGAAGCGCTTGAACGCGAAGTTTCGCGTGCGAGGCCCGAAGCAGTCTGAGTACAAAGCGACCTTGGAGCGCTGTGTGAAAGAGACGGGCAAAGGCAAGAACCTGCGCCGTTCGCTCGACACCGACATGTTCCAAAAGCTGCTCGTTCACACCTTCACCGTCTCCCCGAACCTGGCCGATCCGAAGCTGGCAGAAAAATACGGCGCGCTGGTGGCCGAAGAAGTGGTCGAGAAAGCGCTGCTGCCGGGCGAAGTCGACAAGCTGGCGGAGCGCATCCTGGAGCTGGGCGGCTACGGTGAAGACGACGACCTGGTGGAAGAAGCAAAAAACTAATTCGCGACGGGCACGGCGAGGCGGTGCTCCTGCACGCGATCTTTATCGAAACGGGCCGTTTCCCTTCCGAGGTGCAAAAGCTACCTCGCGGGGAAAGGGCCTTTCTTTATGCCTCGATCATTGTGGAGATGGAAAATCGTAGAAAAGCGATGAAGTAAGGAGGTGAATCTATGTCAGGAGCAACGGATTCTGCGCAAAGGTTAGCGGAATTGACACCGAAAATGAACGCGCTTAACAATGCAACCAACTATGCGGTTGGCAGCATGAGTAAACTCGCTTCCATTTCCTTTGATGCGCTCACTCAGTCGGCCAGCCGGCTGTTTGGTGTCATGAAAAGTGTCGGAGAACAAGCGGTTCAGGTGTCAATGAAGGTCGAAGTACAGGCGGCTACACTCAAAAAATATTATGAAAACCAACTGTACAACCAGTACAAGGCCCAGAATTTTAGCGATGACGACGCGAGGGATCTTTCAGGCGCACTAGCATCTGGAAAAGCGCAGAAACATTTTCAACAGGTAGAAGCGATCAGAGCCAACTCGCTGCTAGAAGAAGAGGATATTTTCAAAAGCCTCCTAATGGCGGAGCAACTGAAATCCCTGCAATCTGAAGCAGACATCAATAAAATGGTCGACATCGCTTCCGGCAGACAGACCGAGATGAAAAACGTGGTCGCAATGTTCCAACAGTTGGAGAATGGCGATTATTTTCGAGGATTTCAGAATGCTGTCGATCTCGGGGTCGACAAAGACGACCTAAAGAAGATATACAATTTTGAATTCAGCGGCCCTGGTGAGATGAACTTTGACGGTATCAAAGGTGCCGATAATTTGACCGATCAAGAAAAAAGCGCCAGAGCATCCCAGGCTGTTATGGAACTATTGGCCAAGAATAACATTGGCATGGCTGAGCAGCAGTCGAAGTCGATGTTGGGAACCTGGGGTACTATTCAACTGCGTCTCGAACAGATCTACCGACGCTCGATGGGGCTAGATGAGAGCGGCACGCCCAAGAAGGGCTCCATTTTTGATGACCTCTTGAAAGTCAGCAGCGCGGTGGAAAGTGCCTTGAAAAATGTCAGCAACTTGCAGGCGCTGACTGACCCCAACCTGAACATCTGGGAGAAACTCGGAGCGATCATGATGTCGCTGAAAGACCAGTTTTCCAACTGGTGGTACAGCGGTGGTTCGGAAACTGTCGAGCAGATCGCAAATGACATGGGCAAAGCGTTAGGCACGGGCATTACCGCTATTTTCAGCTCCGATATTTCTGCGGATAAAAATGTGTTCGTCTCGCTGGGCTTGACGATCGTCAAGGGGCTTTTGAAAGGTTTTGTCGAAGGATTCGACCTTGGTGCGATCATGGACTCCACCTTTGGTAAAATTGCACTCCTTCTTGGCGGTGGATGGTTGATAAAGAAGATGTTCACTCCAAAAGGCGACTTGCTTTCAGGTCTGATTTCAGGAGCAAAAGGTAAGCTCATTGACGGCGCCTTGTCCAAAATATTCAAAGATACCAACCACCCCAAGGAAATATCCGGGAAGATAGACACCGTTACGAGTCACCTTGCGACGATCGTCGGTCACCTGCAAAAGATCGTCGAATGCGTTTGCCGACATTGCGATTGCAAGCAGGCAATGAGTGGAGAATTGTCGGGCGATTCCAATAGCAATCGAAGGAATAGACGCAATAGAACTCGTAATCCAGTTGGGAATCTGCGCAGGAGAGTCGAATCTGACGACAGAAGGATCGCTCGAAATAATAGACGTGTCAATCTTGACGAAACGGTAAGGCGGACTGCTGGAAGGGACTCCGCAACAAGCAGAGCAAACGCCAGGTTCAATGCAGGTGGTACTTCTGGCACCAACGCAGGGGGCAACGTAAGGAACCAGACAGGCGGTACACCAAGCCTCCAGAGATGGGGAAATACGGGTGCTCCTCCAAGTCTTCAAAGCTGGGGCAATACCGGTGCTCCGCCAAGCCTCCAGAGATGGGGCAATACCGGAGCACCTCCAAGCGTCCAAAGGTGGGGCAATTCAGGCAGTACCCAAAGCATCCAAAGTTTGAGCAATCCTAGCGCTGCTCCAAGTATCCAGAGATGGAACATGGGAGCTCCCCAAACAAGTCCTTCCACATGGGGCAATGCTACGACAAACGCAATGTCCGGTGCAATGGCAAGCCCAAGGGCTAATCCAGGGACGAATGCAGGAGGCACAGCAACGAACCAAGCATTGGCAAACGCAAGGGCCACGACAGGAATCCAGGCAGGGGGCAATGCACCGACCAGTGGATTAACGAGTCCCGTGACTCCTGCAGGAACGAATGCAGGAGGCACTGCAACGACCAGTGCCATGGCAAACGCAAGAGCCGCTACCCGAACGAATGCTGTGCCCGGCGTGACGAGCCAGGCAAGTCCCCATGCGGGACCGCGGGTGGACATCCCCGAAGGCGGAAAAAGCTCGCTGCTGAAATCGTTTGCCAAAAAAGGGATCAGACGCATCCCCGGTGTGAGCACCGCATTGTCTGTCTTTGACATCTTTAAGGCAAAGGACAAGGCTGGCGCAACGATCAAAGCGGCCGGTTCCGGACTGGGAGGCTGGGGTGGAGCCGCAGCAGGCGCTGCGCTTGGGACGGCGATCTTCCCTGGCGTGGGTACAGTTGTCGGTGGCCTGATCGGCGGTATTGCGGGGGCAATGACCGGCGAAAAGGTCGGAGAAATCACATCGAAGAAACTTGATACAGAAGGATTTACCGCTCGCAGGAGTGCGAGTAGACTTTCCCCTTCGCGCGTCACGCCATCGTCTGGAACTGGCAGTATGGCGAGGGATTACAGAAGCTCGCTGAACAGCATGGAATCGTACAGCAGCGGGTTCCAGACATCGCTGACCAACGGCATGGGAACAACATTCTCCGGTCTGCCGGTGGTGGCGAACCAAGGCATGCTCGGGCTGCAGTCAACCGTTGGCGGTGGCTTCAATCGGATGATGGCACAGAGCAATACGCAGTTGTCCGGCATGAGCGGGATGTTTGGCACCAATTTTAATACGGCGAGCAACACGGCTGTGGCGTCGGTTGCGCCGCTTCCGGGAAAAATCGGCGGCATGCTGAACACAATTCCAGGGCTCGTCAATACTAGCGGAATGAGCTCGATCGGCGTTGGGATCGTCGGCAGCATCTCTGCCGGAATGCTCACCGCGCTCTCCGGGTTGCCTCCGATCGCGCAGTTACTGCTTGGCAATGCGGCAAACGGCCTGCAGCAAAGCAGTTCCAAAGCTCCGGTCCACTCATCAGACGAGCAGGAAGTGATGAACCGCCGAAAATATTATGCCTATCAATACCATGGCGGCGGCCTCGTCGAAAATGAAGGCTGGGCGATCCTCAAGCGCAAAGAGATGGTGCTCGACGAGAACCTCTCCTCCTTCATCCGCACCTCGGCGGCCACCTCGACCGGCCAGGGCGTATCCGGCAACAGCAGCGGGCCGGTCAACATCCAGATCGGCGCACTGGCGAACACGCTGCAAGTCCGCGAAGAGGCGGACATCCACAACATCGCGGCTGCGCTGTCCAATGAGCTGAAGCGCGTGCTGACCAACCAAGGCGTCTACAGCCAGGCGGAGGTGGCGAGATAATGTCGTACGGAACGGGTCAGATCGGCCCTTTTTTGTTGACCTATTGGGATCAGGTCGGCGTGAGCAGGACACTGGCGTTTCCTGTTGCGCCGGCCCAGATCAGTGTCAAATACGCTCATGAGTTTCAGGAGTCGAGCGTGCTCGGCCTCGGCCAGACCGCCTTTCGCGGCGGCGATCAGCTGGCGGAGCTTAGCTTCTCCAGCTTTTTCCCCCGCGATTATGACCGGACGCTCGTCGACACCTGGGCGTACAGTTCCCCGGAATCGTTGAAATCGCCGCAGGAATTCGAGCGTATCATCCACGAGATTCGCCAGGTCGGCAAACCGTCGCGCCTGACGATCGGCGGAACGTATTTCAACGCCGATGTGATGATCCGCACCTTCGATGTCGAGCATCGCGGCGGCGAACCGGGCGATGTCTATTTCACGATCACGTTCAAGAAACACCGCACGTTGACGGTGAAGAAAACAGACCCCAAGCAAGGCACTTCCTCGGGCAGCGAACGCCCGCCGAGCGCCCCGGCCCCAAAAACGCATACCGTCGTCTCGGGGGATACGCTGTGGGCGCTGGCCAAGCGCTATTTGGGCAACGGAGCCAAATACATGGAGATCTACAACCTCAACACAGGCGTGATCGGCAAAGACCCCAATCTGATCCGCCCCGGCCAAGTTTTGAAGCTCCCGCCGTCTGCCGCAACTGGCGCGCCGAGCGTCGCCGGGGCGAAATAGTAGGGAGGGACGAACATGCCAGTCATCACGCTTGACGATCGCAAACTGTTTGGCTACACGCTGGTGTCCTACAACGCCGCCGGCGTCAAAACGGAACTGAACTCGCTGGTTCAGGATTTCAACTGGAGCGGGGAACTCGACCAGTCTTCGATGAAGCTGGAAGTCAACCTCGCGCCGCATGAGGAGACCAAAACTTTGGTCACGCCGGGCGACCGTCTGGTGTTGTACGTCTTTCAGACCGACACCGACAAGACGATCCAGCTGTTCTCGGGAATGGTGGTCGAGAAGCAGATCCAAGGCGGGTATGCCGGGGTGACGCGAGTGGTCGCGCATGACCTGATGTACTTTTTGCTGAAGAACAGCGATGATTTCGTGTTTCGCAACATGAAGGCGTCCGACATTTTGAAGAAGCTCTGCGTGCAGTTTGGCGTGGTGGCCGGGGTGATCGACGACTCCGGCCACCGCATCCCAAGCCTCGTCTGCCGCAACCAGACGCTGTACGACATGGTCGTCAAAGCGCTGCAGATCACGCGTGACGCGACCGGGCAGAAATTCTTCCTGCGCGCCGACGCCAGCGGGATCATCCTGCGCAAAAAGCCGAAGGAACCGACGATGTGGGTGTTTCAGGAGAGTCATACGCTGCTCTCGGCCAACGTTTCGGAAAACATCTCGAACATGCGCAACCACGTCAAAGTGATCGGGCACGCGGCCAATGAGGAGCAGAGCCCGATGCTGGCCGAAGCGAAAGACGACGCCGCCATCAAGCGGTATGGCCGCTTGCAGGAGCTGCACACCGCTGAGGAAGACGGCAAAGACAAAGCGTCGGCGCTCTCGGTGGCGCAGACTGTGCTGAAAAAACTGAACAAGCCGGAGCGGACGGCCAGCATCCAGGCGGTCGCCGTGCACGGCCTGTATCCGGGCGACCCGGTACAGGTTTATGAGCGTCAGACGGGCTTGTCTGGCGTGTATTATGTGAAATCGATTCGCACCAGCGTCTCGACGGCCACTGCGACGGTCGACTTGGATCTCGTGTATGAGGATGAATAATGAGAAGGAATAAAGAGGAGGGAAGACGATGGGAGTGGGTGAATTGGCCGGGCTGATGGCAGACATCGCCAACCGGCAAGTCGGGGCGCAACTGCTGCCGGTCGAGCTCGGCACCATTCTGGAAGACATGGTCAACGGCGGCGATCTGCGCATGAAGCCGGACTCGATGAAAATCGATCTGTCCTACAAGCACAAAGAACTGCTCGTAGCTGACAACCTGATCTTGCGCAAAGGCGACCGCGTCGTGGCGGTCGGGATCAACGGCGGCCAGAACTACGCCATCCTCTGCCGCCTCAGCAAAAATCCGGCCCGGGCTGTGATTGGCAACGGCCAGTATCGGGCCGGGGATCGGACGGTGGTCGAATGAGCATCATGCCACAATTTCCTGCGCTGGACAACGCGTTTGACCTCGACGCGGCCGGGCAGGCAGCCGCAAACACGGGCAACAACCCGGTGTTTGATTATCAACGAGGCGAGTTCGTGTTCACCGCGACCGGACGAGTGGCGGTGTCCGAGGGGCTGGAGAGCCTGAAGCACTGGGCGAAAAAAGCGCTGCTCACCGCCCGCGACCGCTTTCTGGTCTATACGACCCAGTACGGCAACGAGGCACACGAACTGATCGGGATCGATCTGCCCGATGAGATTTTGTTTATGGAGCTGCAGCGCAACATCACCGAAGCGCTGATCTATGACGCGCGGGTGACAGCCTGCACCGATTTTCGCTTTGAGCGTCTGGCGGACCGCGTGATGTGCGACTTCACGCTGATCACGCCGCTTGGCGCCGAGGCGATGCAGTATACATTGGAGGTGAGCTAGCATGAGTGAAAAAGATCTGTCGGCCGTATTTCCCTATCAGGATCAGACGGAGGAAGCGATTCGCCGGCGGATGCTGTCGGCGGTCGATCCTTCGTGGGACCAGTCGGAAGGCAGCTTCATCTGGGATTCGCTGTCGCCGGCCGCCATCGAGTTTGCGCTCGCCTACATCCGGGCCAAGGAAGTGCTGCAGTGGGGCTTTGCCACCACCACTTTCGGCCCGTACCTCGACGCGCGCGGCGCAGAGCGCGGGATCTTTCGCCGCCCGGCCCAGAAAGCGGTAGGTGAAGTAACGGTGGAAGGCGCAGCGGGCGTCTACATCCCCGAAGGCACGATGTTCGCCACAGAAGCGGACGAGCTGAGCGATGAGAACCTGCAGTATTTCGTGACGACCGCAGACGGCACGATTCCGGGCAACAAAACGCTGACGCTGCCTGTGGCATGCACGAAAGAGGGGAGCACCGGCAACGTGCTGCCCCAAAAGATCACCATCGCCGTCAGCAAGATTTCCGGTCTGACCAAGATCGACAATGCCGACGCGATGAGCGGAGGGGTGGATGAAGAGACGGATGAGGCCTTTTTGAACCGCTATCTGAAGCATGTGCGCAACCCTGGCGCGTCGGGCAACATCGCGGACTACATCCGCTGGGCGCAAGAGGCGGACGCTTCGGTCGGCAAAGTGCAAGTGAGTCCGATTGCAGGTCAGCCTGGCCACGTGCAAGTCTTGCTCGTCGATTTGGAAGATCGGCCGGCCACTGCCGGGCTGATCAAAAAAGTGCAGGACTACATCGATCCGAACAGCGCGGGCGGCGGCGCGGGCATGGCGCCGATCGGAGCGAAGATTCATGTCGAGACGCCGACGCAGTTGGTGCTGTCGCTCCGCCTCCGACTGACCGTCATTCGCGGGTACGAGGAAGCCGGGGTGAAGCGGGCGGTGGTGCAAAACATCTCCAAATACTTGCGCACGCTCGTGCTCAACCCGGAGGATCGCTTCGTTCGCCTGTCCAAAGTGGGGCAGGCGATCATGATGACCGAAGGCGTGCAGGACTTTGACCAGTTGACGATGGCGGTCGACGGCGTGCCGGTCACACAAAACTTGGAGATCGCGGCCGATGCGATGGTCGTGCTTGCGGAAGCGAACGTCGAATGGCTGCAGGCAGGTGAGTGACGATGAGCGAACGTGAACGTGACGCCGTCACCCTGGCCAAGCTGCAGACGCTGATGTCGTATGCCCCCACTCACTACGGGCGTTCCGAACTCTATCAGCAGTTGATGGAAGCGAACGCCGTGGAGTCGGTCGCGATGCGCAAGATGCTGGAAGACGTGTTCGCCCAATTTTTCGTCGAGACGGCCACGTGGGGACTTGTCTTCTGGGAAACGGAGTTTGGCCTGATCACCAACGAGTCGCTGTCGTATCAGATGCGCCGGGCCCTCGTGCTGCAAAAGATGCGCGGGACGGGCACGATGACCAGCGAAACGATGGCTGCTATCTTGAGCTCGTACGGCGCGCGGACGGCGGAGATCGATCAGGTGTTCGAAAGCTACAAGTTTGGCGCTGTGCTGGTCGATTTCATCTTGTCGCCAAAACGTCCCGTCGACGACGTCCACGCCAGCATCCGCGAGACGATCAAAACGGTGCGCCCGGTGCATCTGGACTTTTGGATCGAATACCGGGAGCATGTCGCCGAGTCGTTCCGCGCCTGGTACAAAATGCGCACCGGGCGGGAGTATGCGCACAGCGATACGGTGCGCAGCGAGATGACCACACAGAATGAAGAGATGAAATTCGGGCAGACCGAAAAAAATCTGTTCCATTTGAACCACTCGACCATCGGCAATACCATGTTTGTTTCCAGCGAACTAAACGATGAGTCATCCACGTTCTTAGAGCGCTCGTTGGATCATGAACACTACGACATGCAAGGGAATCTTGGCCAGGCATTTCTTCTCAATGGCTCTCAGGTCAATGGAGCGAACCGGACGCTGCACGCGGCGGTAAGCGCTGAAGGAAGTTCGGAGCTGAGGCAGACAAGCAGTGAGCAGATGGGCTTGATTGCAGACGGGAAGCCGGCGGTGCTTTTCGGTGTAAACAGCTGGGAAGTTCCATTTCGAGCATGTGCAGATGCATACCGTTTCTCCTTTTCGAGACAGCCGGCTCGGCTGTTTCCAGAACGATTGGAAGAGCAGGCTGGAATGGAGCAGACACTGGCTGTTATCGAAGCGCATCCGCTTCAAGTTTTCGTGAGCCAAGCGGCAATATCAGTAGGGATGCTCAACGCAGCAGACGAAATGGATGTTGCGAAAGAGACCTGCAGTTGCGTGTTGTATCGGGCCGACCAAGACGGCGTGGAAACAATCTTGGAACAAAGAGCCCTGTAACGTCAGGGCTCTTTCATTTTCCTAAGGGAGGTTGACCTCATGAAACATGAAGAAACAAAAGTAAAACTGGCGATCGGCGATGTCACGATCCAAATGTACAAGGCAGACGGGACGGTGCTCAAAAAACAGGAGCTGCGCAACCTGATTGTCAAACAAGCGAGCGTTCTGATGGCCCGCCGAATGGCGCCGAGCGAGAATGTCGCCAACGGCTTCCAGTATCTCGCCCTCGGTAAAGGCGTTGGCACAGGCAATCTACAGGAACCGCAGGTGGAAAATCCGGATCTGTCAGCGCTGCGGGATGAAGTGTATCGCAAGCCGATCACGACGTGGCGCTATTTGAACAGCGACGGCAGCGTTTCTGCCGCTCCGACCCATATCTTGGAACTTACAACTGAGATTTTGGAGGGTGAAGGTGTGCCGCAGGAGGCGGAATCTGTGCCGTTTACGGAGATGGGGCTGTTCGGTGGCGATGCGTCGGGTGCTAAAGATTCTGGCTTCATGTTCAACCATAAAGTGTTCCCGGTCTGGAACAAGCCGATAGATGCCCGCTTGCGCATCGTCTGGAAGATTACCTTCTAAAGGAGGGCTGAGACGTGACCTATACGCCAAGATTCACCCGACCGCCGCAGGGCAATTATGACCCGGACAAAGCGTTCACTCAAATCCGGGCGGGCAGTGAGGCATATCTGCTGGAAGATGAAGTGAACGAAATGCAAGCGATCCTTCAAGAACAGGCTCGAAGTGTAGCACGAGACCTGTATCGGGACGGATTAAAAGAGCGACTGGTCGTCAAACGGGACACGAGCCGGGCGAACGTCTATCGCATCGCTCCGTTTGAAGTGATGGCAGACGGCGTTAGCGTCCGCGTAACGGGTATCAACACAACAGGCACCCCGCGAACGGAAGCGGATGGCGAAGATAATTTGATCCTGATTCCAGCACCGCCGTTCGACAGTGAGGAGGAGCGCTACGACCCGGTGCTGCTTGAAGTGTTTGAGGAGGAAGTGCATGCCGGTCAAACGTTGTACCGACACGGAGCCCAATCTAGCGATTTCACCATACCGAATGACCTCTGCGATAACCGGGTCGGCGCGGAAACTTCGCGCCGGATGCAAATGAAATCGGTATTGCGTGTGGTGGAGGATGACCTGAGTGACTGGCAATATGACCTGAACGGCAGCCCTCTGACCCATTCGGAAGGCTGGGTGTTCCGCTCAGCTGCGGGGCGCACTGTGATTTGGCTGTTCACTCTTGCTTATTTGCCGGGTCAACAAGGTAATGAGCATGTCTTCGAGATGGCGCGATTGTCAAGCCTGAGGGATAGCGTCATTCCCTCTGGTTTCATCAACACGCAGAAACTGGCGTACCAAGCAGTGACGTCAGATAAAATGGCCCCCGAAGTCGTCACCGCGGAAAAGCTGTCGAACGGCGCTGTAACGAGCAGTAAACTTGCCGCGAATGCGGTGAAAACCACGCATCTTGAAAATGCTGTGGTCACCGTCGACAAAATCGGCACAAATGCGGTCACGACATCGAAGATCGCCGACGGCCAGGTGACGATCGAGAAACTGGCGAACACAGCGATGAATACGTTGAATGACAGGATGGGACTGTCAGTTCCATCAGATGGATTTATTCCAATTCTGCGTTTCTTTCAGTGGTGGTCGGCGATCGGTAATTTTCCGGTCAAATGGGCGGGCGGACATTCGGCAGCAGAATGGGGAAGTCAAGTACTGCAAAAAGAGGGGCAAGCCTGGAAAGTTTTCGAAGGCATTACCTATATGAGCAGAACACATGCCACTTGGCAGGATAAAAAGATTCACATGTACATGGGGAACGCTGGCGCCTTAGCCGACAATGTCTCCATGTATTGTTTACAGAACATTACAAACACGACGGCAAGCGTTACGCCCAACGCGAACTATTCCAGTTATGCTGGTCAAAACGCGGCGGCAAGCGCATCGGTTGCGTACAAGGTTTTTGATCCGGCAGGGAAGCCGGAATTGACGGACAATTTCACGGAAACGGTTACGCTAACCACTACGAACATCGGCAGCGGTGGCTGGACGGTTCAAGTGCCAGCAGGACATGTGATGATTTTTATCTTGAAGTCCAGCCCATATTTGTCCTCAGGAAATCTGTACTACAACATGCATGAGTTGCTTGCCCCGATAAGCCAAATGCCAAACTTTGCACCCCATCTGCCTACGTATCGCCGTCTCTTAAACGGTAAATGGGACTAAATTGTGCTTGGAGGAGGGGAACTTCCCCTCCCTTTTATTAGGAGGTGACCTGGAATGACGAAACATCCTGTATTCAATCGGAACCCGAAAGGAAATTTCAATAAAGACAATCAGTTTACGCAGGTATTGATCGGCTCTGACGCCGTGTTGCTCGAAGATGAGCTGAATGAGATGCAAGCGATCCAAAGTAGCCGCGTTGATGAACTGTACGATCTTCAGGACTACGACGGTGGAAAAACAGGGCTGGATTCCAACTTTGTCTATGGGGAGACATACGCTCATGAAATTCCCGCTTTCACTGCAAAAGTCGCGGGGCACATGATTCGTGTGTCTGGCTATGGAAACACGGGACAGTTTTCAACTGTACCAGAAGACAGCAATATTGTGTGCTTGGCACCCATGCCGGAAGGACAAACTGAGCAAAGCGACCTGGTCTTTTTGGAAGTGAAGGAAGAAGTTCTGACGGGACACGAACCGCTTTTTCAACACGGCAATTTGGATGCTAACTATCGATTGGATAATAAGTTGATCGATCCTCGCGTTGGACATGAAACAGCTCGTCGCCTCCAACTTCGAAGCAAACTGCGTTTGTTGCCAAACGTTGGTGAACTTCCAGCTAATCAACCGTGGCCATCGGCAATTTTTGCACTCGACTCTGCACTAGACCCATTAGGCGGACGCTATGTGTATGACCAGAATGGCAGATGGCGCTCAGAGAACGGCTACTATGCGATCCCCATCGCCACAGGGGTGAAGTACAAAGATCGCTTATATGGTATTACTACAGCTTTGTGGCCTGAGTTGATTAAAACCTACCTGACATACAGTGAAAGCGGTGATCTTATACAGGTCGATACTCGGTTAGGAGGAGTCTTTGTGCTGAGCAGCACAAAGATCACTCATCGAGCCGAAGGGATCGATAAGGTTACAAATGTAAAGGACGGACGGGTGACAACTTGGCAATGCGCTTATGGATCGGTACCAGGCGGAGGAACTGGGATGTATGCAGTGTTTAAAAAGGAATCATAATTACGCCTAGAGGAGGGAGCTTCATGTTACAAATCGTGACCGGAAGAGTGACAGTCGGAGGCGGTGTGCGGCTTGCGAGGGAAGCGCAGCGACCGATTCTTGTGACAGACACCAAAACAGTCTCAACTGCAGGGACGGTCCTTGCAACGCTTACGGTACCGGCCGGGCAGACCTACCACCTCTCTGAAGTCAGCGTTGGCGGTGACACCGCGAACCGCATTGATGTTGTCATTCAGGGAAAAACGGTGCACACCATGTTCTACCCGGGGTATGGGATGCACAACAAAACTTACGCAGCGATGCCAAAAGCATATGGCGGCGAGACGATACAAGTGATCAGCCGGCAAGCGACAGCCGGGATGCACACGGCAACGATTATCGCTCACAAAGCAACTGAATTGTTCTAACATGTAGGGCTGAAGTGAGTTCCAACAAGCGAGGTGAAACACCCATGACGATCAACATCGAAGCGCTGAAACAGGGGTTGGATGATGTGAAGGAGCGGCAGTTGCAGTTTGAAAGCGAAGTGAAAGACGAACTGAGCAAAATCAAAGACACCCTGGTCGCCCAGGCGGTGGCCAACTCCCGCAATGAGACGATTCTCTCCTCGCTGGTCGAGGAGATCAAGAGCTTTCGCACCGAGTTTATGACCCTGCTCACCGAAAGCGTGAAGAGCACGAACAGCCAAAACAACGGCTGGCACGATCTGGCGGTCAAAGTGGTGATGAGCATCGTCGCCCTCGCTGCGGCTGTTTACGGAGGGTCCAAGCTATGAAGATCACCGACTTGCTCCTGACCAATCCGGACGCCCGCCCGCGCCGCCAGATCACGCCCAAAGGCGTCGTCCTGCACTGGGTCGCCAACCCGGGCACCACCGCGCGCAACAACCGCGACTATTTTCAAAACGGGGTCAGCGCCGCCAAGCAGAACTGGGCATCGGCGCACTATGTGGTCGACGACAAGGAGATCATCCGCTGCATCCCTGAAACAGAGATGGCCTACCACGTAGGAGCGACTTCCTACAATAAAACTGCGCTGCAGCGCTTCGCTACATCCTACCCGAATGACTGTCTGATCGGCATCGAGCTCTGCCATGCCGACTGGGACGGTCATTTTGGCAAAGGCACCTGGGCGCAGGCGGTCGAGCTCGTCGCCGACATCCTGCGCCGCTGGCAGCTGCCCGTCACGGCGATCGTGCGCCACTACGACATCACCGGCAAGGAGTGTCCGCGCCTGATGGTGCGCGACCCGGCTGTGTTCGCCGCCTTCAAGGCGGATGTCGAGCGCATCTTGCATCCGCCGGCCCCCGCTCGCAAACCGGGCCCGGCGCCTGACGTTCCGGCCGACCACTTCGCGGCCGCAGCGGTCGCTTGGGCGTACCAGCACAAGATCTCGGCGGGCACCGACGCCGCGAAGCATTTTGCACCCGACCGGCCGATCACCCGCGCCGAAATGATCGTGCTGCTCAAGCGCACCTATGACCTCCTGAAAGGAGGTGAATCCCAATGACCGAATGGCTTTCCTACCTCCAAGAGCCCCTCGTGCTGCTGTGCATCGCCGGGGCTATTGTTGTGCTCATGCTGTTCCTCGACGCCAACCACAACACGCACCGCCTGCGCCAGGCCCTCTTGCAGCTGATGCTGCAGGCGGAGAAAAAGGCGGCGCAAGGCCACTACGGCACCGTCAAAGGCTCCGACCTGATGGACCTCGTCGTCCAAAAGGCGGTCGCCGCCGTCGTCCCGCTCCTGCCGTTCTATCTGCGCCCCTTCTTCACCGAGAAGTTCGTTCGCCACATGGCCGAGCTGCTCTATGAAAAAGCGCACGACTATCTCGATGACGGGCAGCTCAACGCTTCGTTCGTCCTTGAGGAGCGCGATCAGGCGTAGCTCCTCACCCGGCCTGCCTCCTCAATGGGGCAGGCACTTTTTTATTGCAGATCGCATGAATATATATTATATTCAAAATGGGAACATAAGTTTGCAATATGGAATTGTAGAATTTATGGAAGGTGGCCGCGATGTACGACCTGAAGGACGTCTATGGCGAAACGGTGCGCGACCCGAACTTCATGAGCGCGACCAAGCAAGCGGTGTTGGCCGAGTTCAAACAGCGCAGCCTGGAGGCTGGATATCCGCCGATCGTCGCGGACTTTTTCCTCGAAGTTGAGGGGGCGGACCGTTCCGAGCAGGCGCTGTTGAAACTGTTCGGCAAAATGCGGGAACGCTGGGGGCAGGAAGGTCGCTGGTTGACCACGACAGAAGCAAAAGCGGACGGCTCCTGGCAGGAGATGCTGCAGACAGCCCGCGAGGTTTATGATTTTGAATAGTATTAAAGGGACCCCGGAAATTTAAGTGGGTCTTTTTTTTTGTAGCATTAAATTTACGGTTGTACTGTACGGCTAGATCGTTTAAAATAAGAACACACGTTCGTGTTTTTGTTTTTGTTCGGGGCAAGCTGCGTGCAGGAGGAACGAAATGGAGAATCAGACCAAACACCTGGATCAATTGGCAGAAGACTGTAAGCGTGGCACAGTTTCCTTTGAAGAAGTGGTGAACAAAATGCGCAAACGCATCAAAGCCATCGCGTGGCAGGCGGTCAGAGCCTACGAGCGATTCAAGCCCATGTACGATGTGGAGGATTATGAGAACCGCGTTTTGCTGGCGCTGGAAAAGGCGATCCGGGCTTGGGACCCGGAGCGCGAGGCGGGGTTTGCCACGTACTTCGAGCGGGTGGCGCAATATGAACTGAATGCGGTGCGCAAGGAGATGAGTGCTTTGTCCCGCCAGAGCAACCTCGACGCCTTCTCCGTCGAAGAACATCTGACCGAACAGGGCGGAGTGGTGCTGGTTGCCGCAGATGACAGTTTTCGGCGGAGCGAATTTTATGCGATGTTCAACCGCCTGCCGCTGACCGTCCAGCAGCGCACGATCTGCCTGCTGGTCATGCAAGGCTACAAAAACAAGGAGATCGCCGCCAGTCTCTGCATCACCGAAGCGGCGGTGTCGATGGCGCTGAAGCGCTTGCGTCCCAAATTTACTGATGCCGGACTGTCCGGATATTAACATACGTAACAACGGAAAAGAAGGCCGGTTCTGAATTTATGGAACCGGCCTTCTTTTGTGTTAATTCTGAGTCCCGCTTCGCCTATATAGGTAGCAGAAGGAACTAGCGAGAGGATGGGATTCACGATGAGTCAAAAGATCATTTTGCCAAACCAGCAGGAGATCGCCGATCTGAGCACGGCGGTGGCCGACAGCCAGAAGCGGCGCGATTCTTTGCAGCAGAGCCGCTATTGGAACGAGCCGATCTCGCGCGGTGAAGCGCAGCAGGCGATGGGGCAGATCGTCAACGATGCGCTGCAGACATTTCTCGCTTTTCTCGGCGAGAATTTTGAACTGACGGCGAAGTCGCCGCTGGGCGAACAGATCCTGCAAGAGCTGGAAGCGCTGGAAGCGGACGCGGGAACCGCTTCGGACGAGCCGGCCGATCACTGAGACGAACATCACGACAGCCAGAGGAGGCATTGATCATGGGCATGGTAAAACGCGACATCGACAAAGGCAGACGTATGGCAGACGTGATCGACTACGGGTCGACGGCAGCGCTGAAGACGGCGCTGCGTTCCCTGCACAAATTAAAGCTCGGCGCCGAACAGGGCTGCCCGACGGCGCAGGCGATCCTGATCGACCTGAAGACGGCGCTCGGCGAGTACCAAAGCGAGAAGGCTCGCGGCCGCGCGGCGGTGACGGAGCGGCAGAAAGAGGCGATCGTGCTGCACCTGATCGACGACCGCAGCATTCAGGAGACGGCCGAGCTGCTCGGCGTCGACCCGACGGCTATCTCGCACCGCGTGTCGTCCGGGCTGAAGCGGATAGTCCAGTTTCTGCAGACGGGGCGTGCCGCCTCATGA